ATTTAAAAGATAAATATGATGCTTTAAAAAAATCAACTAGCGAGATACCAAAAGAGATTGAAAAGTTATCAAATGCTTTCAGGCAAAAACAATCAGTTTTAAAGACAAATGGAACGTTGTTACAAAGTCAAAAAGAGCATTTAAAACACTTAGAAAGCACTTATGGTAAGAGTAGTGCTGCTGTTCAGAAATATAAAGAAACAGTAGCAAATACAAGCAAAGCATATAAGAAGACTGAACAGGAAGTTAAAAGCCTTGAAACACAAATTAAAGGCCTAAATAGTACGCTAAGTACTCAACAGAAAGAATTAGGAGCATTACCAACTAAAATAGCTAATGCTGAAACGAGTTATTTTAAATTAAGAGATGCAGTTGAGAAAACTCATACTGCATTTAGAAATAGTGGTGGTAGATTAGCTGATACTGCTCAAAGATTTAATGATGTTGGGACTAGGGCACAAGTTCTAGGACAGAAGATGTCAGGAGTAGGTGACGGTTTAACAAGAGCTACTGCTGGGCTATCTTCTGGAATGTTATTAGCTGCTAGAAGTGCAATCAATTTTGAAAGTGATTTTGCTGGAGTAGTTAAGACTGTAGATGCAACACCACAACAATTAGATAAGATTAGACAGAGTTTCTTAAATCTTTCTACAGAGATCCCTGTTAGTGCAAATGAATTAGCTAGAATTGGTGAAGTAGCTGGGCAGTTAGGTATTAAGACTGAAAACATAGTTGATTTCACAAAGACTATTGCAGATTTAGGAGCTACTACTAACTTAAGTAGTGAAGAAGGTGCAGCAAGCTTAGCTCAATTCATGGCTGTAATGGGAACAAGTCAAAGTAGTATTAGAAATCTAGGTTCTACATTAGTAGAATTAGGAAATAACTTTGCTACTAATGAAAAATCTATTGTAGAAATGTCACAACGACTTTCTGGGATGGGTAAACAAACTAATATGTCAGAGGCTGATGTATTAGGATTAGCGGCTGCAATGAGTACTGTTGGTATTGAAGCAGAAGCTGGTGGTAGTGCAATGACACAGGTTATGACAAAAATGCAAAACGCAGTAATGTCAGGTGGAGAAAACTTAGGTAAGTTTGCTAAAGCTGCTGGAGTTAGTGCTGGTGAGTTTGCTAATGCCTTTAATAATCGACCTGTAGAGGCACTTGGATTAGTTCTTAAAGGTCTTAAGAATGTAAAAGAAAGTGGAGGTAATGTTAACGATGTACTGGCATCATTAGGTGTAACAGGTATTCGTGAAGCTGATGCCATGAAGAGACTTTCTGGAGCATTAGATGGTGATAGTGGATTAGGTAAAGCTTTAGAAATTGCAAATAAAGGTTGGAAAGAAAATACAGCCTTAACTAAAGAAGCAAGTATCAGATACCAAACAAGTGCCAGTAAAATTCAAATGGCTAAGAATGAAATTCAAAAAATGGCCATTGAAATGGGAGCACAATTATTACCGAGATTGGCAGAAGTGTTACAACATTCTAAACCTGTAGTGAAAACATTAGGTGATATGATGTTATGGTTTAGTAAATTGCCACCAACTGTCCAATTAGCTGTGTTAGGTATGGGCCCTTTCCTATCTGTTTTAGGAAGATTAACAACTGGAGCAGGTGCAGGAGTTAAGAGTATAGGTACTCTAATTCAATGGTTAGGTAAAATCCGAACTGGTAAAGCAGTAGCTGATGTTGCCAAATTAGGTACTGAAATTGCTGGAGTAGGAACTAAGGCTGCAACTACTGGAAGCATGGCTTCTATGTTAACTAATCCATATGTAGCAGGAGCTGCATTAATTGGAGCTGCTTTTGTCGGATTAGGATATGGAATATATCGTGAAATGACAAAAGACAGTAGAAATCATGAAGCATCCGTTGAGCAAACAAACGGAAAGTATAAAGAATGGTACGATCAAGTTATTAAAGGTGCAACACAATCTGGAAGTGCAATCGACAGATTAAAAGGTGATGTTCAAAATAATAGTAAAGCCATAGTAGAGGAAACTGAAAAGATTAAAAAAGCTAATACCTCAATCATGGAAAGTCTTGATAAAAACTTTAAAGAAGGTAGTTGGTATTCTTCTGATGGAGAAATCAGAAAGAAACTAAAAGAGAATCTATCTTTAAGTGATGAAGATGTAAATGAAATTGAAGGTAAGTTTAGAAACTATGGAATTATGTTAGGTAATTCATTATCAAGTATTCAATCAAGCTATCTAGAGAATAAAACTATTACAGCAGATTATGCAATGGCTCAAATAAAAACTATTAACGATTTAACATTATCTACCGTTGAAGGTATTGAAAAGCGTAGACAAGCTGAAATGGATAGATTGAATGCTCTTAAAGCACAGGGAATAATTGAGGAAGCAGAGTATAAAAAACAAGCAGAAGTTGTAAAACAAACCTTTGATACTCAGATTAATTCTGCAAAAGAAGCACAAGGAAGAATTAAAGAAATTCTATCTAATGCTGCAAAAGACCATAGAAGTTTAACAACTCAAGAGATGAATGAAATAGAGAATCTCTATAAGAGACTAGGTAAGAGTGCGGTAGAGGCGGCAACCTCAAGCAAAGAAGCTCAAGACCTTCTGAAAAAAGGAATGGAAGAAACAGCCTTGGCCGCTAAAATTGCAGCGTTAAAACAAATTGGATTGATTACTGATACTAAAGAAGAGTATATTAATAATTTAGGTTCTATTGAAGCCAAAGTAAAAGAAGTTAATGAAATTCTAAATAATTGGACTAGTCACTCAGATATTAAAGCTATAGGAATTAAATTTGAAGGTCATGATCTTGTATTTAATTTTAAAAGTGATTATGAACGACTTATTGCATTACCAGACATAATGAAAGCAATAACTATTGCTGAAAGTCAAGGTCGTACTATTAAGATGACTAAAGAAGATTTAGAATGGTTGGATAAGAAAGGAATACATCCTAAAAATGTTGAGATTGTAGATAAAGCAAGTCTGCCATTAGATAATATCAATGGAAAAATAGATACATTTAAAAATGCTAGTTTGCCGCCTAAATCAATTATGTTAAGAGATGAGGGAAGTACAAGTATAGATAATGTATTTAAAAAGGTTTTAGATTATAACGCACAAGCTGTTAATGAAAAAAGTCTAAAAGTTAATGATAATGCAAGTCAACCAATTACAGATGCACAAGGGAAGTTAGATTTATTTAACGGAACAAATCCTGTTGATAAGAATTTATCAGCTAGCGGAAATGCTAGTCCATTTACACAAGATGCAACAAATAGTTTAAATGTATTTGCAGCAACTAATCCAGGTACTAAAAGTATTATGGCTCAAGGTAATGCGACACCATTTACTGATACAGCAAAAGCTTCAGTAGATAGATTTAATGCTACACCTACACCTACAAAGCAATTAGAAGCTAATGATAATATCACGAACAAAGCTAATAGTGCTTCTTGGGCAGTAAGAAGTATTCCTCAATTTTGGCAAACTGTTATTTCAGTGGCTGCTAGTGGACCTATTCAATTGCTCCAAAAATTAGGGTTATTTGCCACAGGTGGAAAAATTGATTTATATGCTCATGGTGGGAATATTGATATGTTTGCTAATGGTGGTATGATAGGAGCTACTCAAAGTTTACCACCAAGATATCAAGGTATTGTAGGAGAAGCTGGCCCAGAATTATTCCAAGTAACAAGAAGTGGTGTAAACATTACACCATTATCTACAAGAGAGAAAATTAAAGGAATAAGTGGAACGTTAGCAGAACAATATGGAGCTAATAATCCTAATGTTAATATTACCATCAACGTGACAGGTAATAATATAAACAACAAAGAAGATATTGATACATTAGTAAAAGAGATTGAACAAAAACTAGTGAGATCTATGAAAGAATATAAAAATATGAGTTTTGGAGGTGGTAGAAATGTCGTTACATTATAATGAATTAATCTTCAAAGGGAAGTCTACCGCCGATTTTCCCTTTGAAATTTTTGTAACAGAAAATGATGGAATCAATAAAGGGAAAAGAAAAGACAAAATATTTACATCTGATGATATGTCAGGAGGAATTGTAAGAACTTCTACAGCATATGAGCTTGTAGAAAAATCATATAAGCTATTAATCCACAATGTAAAATTAAACCAAATCAATGAATTATTAGTGTGGTTAGAAGGTAGTGGTAAATTAATAGCCTCTGATAATCCTGGTAGGTATTATGAGGTGTTAACAGTATCTGCAGTAAGAGCTAGACTGGGTGAAGTAGATGAATATGAAATAGACGTAGTATTCACTTGTAATCCATTCTCATATAGTATTGCATCTGATATTAAGACATACACAGGAAATGGAGTTATCAACAATGAAACTAATGTAATAATGTATCCTAAAATTACTCTATATGGAAATTCAACGAGTGGCACATCGTTAACAATAGGTAATCAGGTAGTCAGATTAAAACAACTATCTGAAAAGCTAGTCATTGAGTGCAAACAAGGTGAACAAAATGTATATGATAAGAACGGAAATCTATTAAATAGTGTAATGCTAGGAGCGTTCTTTGAGATTAAACCAGGAGTGAGTGGTATTGCTCTAGGTAATGGAATTACTAGGTTGGAAATAGAGTGTAGATGGGGGGCGTTCGTTTAATGTTATGGTTATATGATGAATTTGAAACAGATTTTACTTATAACGGAATAGTGTTGAATAATGCTTACGATTCGGACATTCACTGGGTATTGAATACAATGTATAAACTAACATTCAAATATCCAACTGTTGATAATGATCTATATTCATTTATTGAAAAAGGAATGATTGTAAAAGCTGATGAACATGATAGAACAAACTTATTTAGAATTAAGGATATTGATATATCTGAAAATGATAAATGTATTACTGTGACAGCTTATCAAAAGAACTATGATTTTAGTAAAAGGTTAGTGAATAACTTCGGGAGACTTCGTGTAAACTGTATGTCAGTACTTGATGAGTGGTATTCTAACTTTTTATCTAGTGAAAAAGATTTCTCTTATTATTCAGATATAAATGCTATTAATTCATTTGTATCACACAATGATGATACTGACAATAAACTTAGAACATCATTTGAACTACTAGGTAGAATCGCTGATACTTACTCTGCAGATATTGATATGCATGATAAACAAATTAGCTTGTTAGAACGTTTAGGAAGAGATACTGAAGAAGTATTAACCACAGCTAAAAATATAAGTGAATTTGTTAACACTAGTAATTCTGATGAAATTGTTACTAGAATTTATGCTAGTTCAACTTTTAAAGTTGGTGATAAGTACGATAAAAAGGACTTACGAGAACAGCACAGACAACAATTAAAAGCCTTGAGAGAATCTCAAAAAGAATACTCACAAGGTAGAAATGCTGTTAAAAAAGCTCAACAAATGAAAGATGAAATAGCTAAAAGATATGCTAAAGAACTTGCTAAGAATAACAAGAAAGTAAAGCGTAGTGGTAAAGTAATCAAATCATATTCTCAAATTGAATCAGAAGTAAATGCTAAATATCAGGCAAGAGAGAGAAAATCTCAACAAAGAAAAGCTGAAAGTCAAGCGATAGCTGATAGAAAGAAAGCTGAAATTGAATCATTAAAAGCACAACAAAAAGAAGAACTAGAAGCACTAGATGAAGAAATTACTATTAATCTAATTGTAGAAAGTCCGTTGATTAATGATTATCCATTCATCAATGAAATAGCAGTATCCAACAATGATTTAAGAACTGCTGAAGAGTTAGAAGAATGGGCCATGGAATATTTTACAAAGCAAAATATTGACAAACCGAAAAACTCTATCAAGGTAACTTATGAACAATTGTCAGAAGATATCAACCGTGGTGACACTGTAATTTTAAAATATTTAAAATATGGTGTGGACGAAAGAATAAGAGTAGTTGAAACTCATTATGATCCAATGCTAAAAAAATGGAAAGAGTTTATTCTAGGTGAAAAAGAAGGTAGATTAGGTTCAGAGGTATCAAGTGCCAGTAGTGGTGCTATAGCTAAAGCTAACGCTTATACAGATATTATCACTATGGATATAGAGCGAAAAGTTAAAGAACGTAGTGAAAATTATGACAAGCTTTTTAAGAAAAATACAGATGAAATCAATAAAAAAATTGAAGATGGATTTGAAAAAGCTAAAGCATCAAGTGAAGTTACAATAGCTAAAATAGATGAAGATCTAGAGAAAAAACTAGCACCTATTAGAAATCAAGTATCAACAACCGTTGAAAACTACAATAGACAATTCCAAGCTACTAATTTGGAAATAAGCAAGAACAGAGTAGAAGCTACTAAACAAATTAAAGCCTTATCAGATAGAGTTAGCAACATTCAAGATATTTCCAATAATGAAACAGTTGTAGAGCTTAGAGGACTAGTTAACGGTGCTACTAGCAAGGTTACAGAATTGCAAGATAGCATTACTAGAGAATTTACTGCTGTTAAAAAGAAAAATGAAGATAGTTTAAATGCAGTTAAAGCAGAGTTTACTAAAGGTGTAGACGGACTAACAAGCAAGATTACATCACTTGAGGAATATAAAAATCAAGATGGAAGTAGAACTGAAACGTTGAAACAATGGGTTCAGAGAGATACAGCAAGTCAATTAAGCCGTGAAAGAACTGAAATCAATCGAATAATTGATAATAAAGGCTTTGTTAAGAATACAGAATTTAGTAGCAAATTCACGGAAAGTGCTAGAGGTATTACCAACCAACTATCAGCATTGGAGACCTACAAAAATCAAGACGGAGCAAGAACTGCTAACTTGCAAATTTGGGTTCAAAATAACACAGCTAATCAATTGACTGCTGCAAGACGGAGCATTGAAAGTTGGGTTAATGAGAAAGGTTATGCAACTACATCTGTTGTTGAAAACAAGGTGCAAGAAACAGCTAATAGCTTTAGTCGAGAGATTAGTAATGTTAGAAACAGTATTCCAACTAGTGTTGGTGGTAGAAACTATATTCCTAACTCAAACTTTGCTAAAGATTTTAAAAATTGGGAAGATAAACTTACTAATAGTGGGTTGCAATATGACAAAGGACACGCATTAAAACATTTTGGAAGAGGTTTACACATTTGGGGTACACCGAATAATTTACACAAAGGATTCTCAAGTGTACCATTTGATTTGACTGCTGAACAAGGTGAGAAGTTAACACTATCAATGGATTTAGGGAAAGATTTTCTAAATAACTATTCAATTTTAGATGTAAGATTACATTATATGGATGGAGATACAATATTAAGTCAAGAGTTGCAAAAAATAGATTTAGCAACTCAAGGATTTGTAGCTAAGAAATATAAAAGAATTTCAAAAGTATTTACTGTACCATCAAATATTACAAAATGTAGAGTTATGATATATGCAGTTAACGGACAAACGGCTAACTTTTACATTGATAATATCAAACTAGAAAAAGGTAATATAGCTACCGACTGGACACCAGCTCCAGAGGACGACCAACAAAGCATTAATGAGTTAAACTCATGGAAGCAAACTGCTAATCAAACTTTAAATACAGTTACCAGCACTTTAAACGATACTGTAAGACACTCACAACTACAAATTACAGCAGACTCAATAAACTTCGGTTCAAACAAAGTGTTTAACGGTAGAAACCTTGCTAGTATGTTGTCAGTAAGTCCTGATAGTATTAAAGCAATAACTGATAGATTAGTAATCACACCAACTAATGAGAATTTAGTGTTACCTGAACATAGAGATATTTTTATTTTAAACGTTAGAAATGGTTTTTTAAATAAGATTTACGGAAGTAACACTGATTTAGAAGGAGAATATCAATTTAAAATTTCTATAATTGATTTTGATACACCTACACTTAACGCATCAATACATGTGAAATATAAAGATGGAACAGATAGTTGGTTTAATTCGGAATTTCCAACACCTAGTATAGCTACTTTAGAAACAAGCACTTCTGTAAAAGTGCAAGTGGAATCAAGAAAAGAAATTGAATATATAGAACCTTTAGTTTTTCAAAATAAATGGAGCGATTTTTATAGATTTCATTTGAAAAAATTATTTGTAGGTAAAAAGAAAAGTGCAGAACTAATAGTTGATGGTTCAATCGAGGGTCGACACGTTAAAACTAATACGCTTGAAACAGGACACCATAAAGCAGGTAGTATAACTTCAGAAATAATTGCTGCTAAGGCAGTAAAAATCGGTCATTTACTTGTAGATGATGCAATGATTGATGAGTTTGTGGCTCACAAAGCTTTCATTAATAAGCTTTGGGCACAAGATGCATTTATCAAATCTTTACAAACGGTTAAAATTAAGTCTACTCAACTAGATACTGACTGGCTTTCAGCATATACAGGAGATATTGGAGGATTCAGAATTGGTAAGAACCCTAACGAACCTGGAGACTTTTGGCTTACTGGTTCAAACAACTTCAACTGTGGCTTAAACCCAGGTCACAACATTGGAACACGCGGTGCTCAAATTTGGGCAGCATGGGGGAACAATTGGTATAAAGCTGGTCCGAATGCATGGTATGTAAATGGTAATGGCAACATGGTTAGTAATGCAACTGCTGTATTTAATCGAGGGTTAGATGTTCATGGTAGACATATTTATACTCATGACCAAGATATATATGGACAAGGTGCAGGGAGTAGTAATACTTCTGTTATTTGGTGGTCGCAAATTAACAGGGTTAAAAGTTCAGTATCAGATAGACGTTTTAAAACTAACATTAAACCAACTAAAGTTAAAGCAGTAGATTTACTTAATAAAATTGAAATGGTTGAGTTTAGTTGGAAGAAAGACGGGAAATTCGAAAAAATCGGAGCAATAGCTCAACAGGTTCAATCTGTAGAAAAAAGCCTTGTTGTTAAGGATATGGATTCTAAGCAATCGTATAGTGATTATTTAAGAATTAGTTACTATGACACAATACCTTACTTAATCAAAGCAGTACAAGAATTGTCAGAAGAAAATAAAGAATTAAAAAACAAATTGGA